GTTCAGTTCAGACTTTTAGAAGGATGGATTTCTTGGGACCTCTGTTGCCTATTAATGTCCAACATCCTGCTGATGAACTGTTTCAAAAGATCTTAGGGTCAAGACTTTCTTTCGTTTGGCCATCAGTCCCGACCACAGTCCCCTGCCCCTCGTCTGGTGCTGCGGCTATTATAGACGCTGCTGTTGATGACCCCTCAACTAAGCCTTATCCTGAATTTTTCCTAAATCCCTTAAAAGATTATGCCCACACGAAGCTAACCAGTAGGCGAATAGTTAGGATGTTTAGTGTGGGAGTAGAAGATAGTGAGAATTCCTCAAAGTTAGTGGAAAAATTTGAGAAATTTGCCGCTGCAGTCACCGCCAAGCCAGGTGCATTGAGGACTAAACTGCTCATGATCGAAGGCCCTGCCATGAGCGCTAAGTCTTCACTCATACGCAGTTATGTCAAGAGTCGTCTTAAATCCGCTCTTGTCTATGTGCCGTCTGGTGAGTTGGTCAAGCAGTGGAAGAAGGACTCCACCTTCATGCAACATGCTGAGGTTATGACCAGGCATTCAATACCTCGCGGTAAGAAGAATTACCAAGTTGGCATCATTGACGAGGTTTACAACTTTGGCGCCATAGAGTTATATCTACACATCAGACTTTTAAGACAACATGGTTGTCAGACCGTTGTATTGCTTGGTGATAAGTCCCAGCGCGAAAGTTCTGGAGTTGAGGATAATGACCCCATGCTTGCTATGCGTCTCGAATTACACACCTCTCTCGGTATGCCGCGTGATGCTCATCATTTGTACATCACAAAGAACAGGTACGACAGAGAGTGGTATACCACAACCGGTACCATTGAGACTTCCATTTTCTTCACCACGGAGGAGCCCACTTGCGAGGTGGACATGCGTTTCAAAATGCACGGGCACGCGGGTTCACCGGGCGTATCTTTAACCGTTGGTAAAGTTCAGGGGGCCAGAGCTGAGGTGGCAGCCTTCTATGCTGACATCCTCCCCAGGCAAGCAGGTTGGTTGAATGATTATGCTAATAGGTTTTCCGTCACTTTTACCAGGCATACGCGTCCACTCATCGTATATTCTTCACCTGCGGTTGCACAGACTTTCATACCTCTGCCTCTCTACCCCTATACCATTGTCGGGAGTAGTAGACCGGATTTGGAGCATACGCTAGCGCCAGACGTTGTTGATGATCTTTTCTATCCCATAAGGAGCGATAAGCTATCCCGAGTAACAAGCAAACTGCGCGCCGTTCTCTCTGCACCCCTTGCTCTGGACGGCCACATGGTGAAGTTGTCCAAGGCAGATCTGGTTGCACCTGAACCTGCTGCCACTTCTAAGGTTCTCAGGTCTGAGATCGTCAACTTTTCTCTGGAGAACGCCAACTTTGATTTACCAGAGCCGTCTGAAATTGATATGGTCACAGCAAAGAATAAAAGACCGTTCACCTTCAAGCCTCCAGGGCCTCCCGTTCAAAGAGTTGACGTGCGGAATGATATACCTGAGTCGAGTAAATTGGCCGCCATCCAGTCAAATGTGTCTGCTTTTGATTCCATGAAAAATCTAGTTGATAGACAAATAGCCACAACCAAATCCTCCAGATTTGGTGGCAAAGATATAACTGAGGGTATCAAAATTTACGGGCGCTTCCGGGACTGTTATTACTCCAAGAGCTACACTATTCTGGATGTTGACAAACATGCTGCCTGGCTTGCCGAGACTGAAGCAAATGCACTCGCCCAAATAATCTCTTCCGAACCGTTGGGTGAAACAGCGAAAACTTTGACCGTTGATGCCGAGTTCAAGACACAGACTAAGGCCAAGGC